AAATCAAAAAAGTGGTATTGCCGAAGCGATTAATTTTAGTCGCCTTATATAGTAATATATAATGATAAACTCCTTTAATTGCTGGAAACTCCCGTTAGGCTTTTAGTACCAAAGTGTGAAAAATTAAAAGATAGGGATAATCAGCAACCAAGACTCAAGAGAGTAAGGTTCAACGACTAGGTTATAAACCGTACACTATAAGCTATTGATAGTGGAAATGGGGAGCATCCTTATAGGATGAAGATATAGTCTCATCTATATGGAAACATATAGCAGTTCATAAGAGAACGAGTTAAGTATAGCGAACTTAATTGAAGATTTTGTTCAGGTAAAAACCACATCAATACATTCATGGCTGTCATGGATAATTGGAATCAGGTAAAAATAAATTGCCGTCTTAATTCAACTACCATAGAAGAATTAAGAGTATTAACAGAGAGAAAATCTGGAAAGCTAAGTTTATTTTAATAAATACGCTAATCAGAGGTGAAGGTAAGTTTTAAAAGGCTTTCCATCCGCAACGCATAGAGATTGAAACTAGAAATAGAATATAATATCTCCAAGAGGCTCTGTGGTTTTATGGTCTTTGTTATGAGTACAAAAGATATGCTAGACTGGACTTGAAATGACAAGTCGATGAAAATGAGGGAAACCTCCAGAGCAGTAGATAAAAAGCTACTGGTTAATAACAATCGAAAAAAATTCCAAAGTGCATGGTTAGATGGGGATGTATTTGGCTCTGCTGAAAAAGAGAATGAGAGATTCATAAATTCAGCAGAAGGTAAGATTATAAAATTAAAAGAAAGTCTTAAACAATTAGTCACAGACACTATATCTACAGATATGTTTAAGACTAGTTTAGATGGATTATCTGGTGTTACTGGAATTTTAAATGGTATAACTAAAGCGGCTGACAAAATGCATGTTTCGCTTCCTGTAGCCCTAGCAGGTTTATCGTCTTTATTTATGACAATTAAAGCATTAGGTACCAGTAAACCAATCACGAATTTAGGAGGAAGTATATTTAGTGCCTTTCAAAACAATAGAAAATCTGTTAAATTTAAAGACTTTGAAAGAGCTACAAAATTTACTAATCAATATACAAGTGCTATAAATAAAAATACTAATGCTTCAAAAAACAATGCTAAATCAAATCAAGTTGTTAATAGAACTATAAATAGTCAAAATGGCATTGTAGGAAAATATACATCAACAACCAATAGTTTAAAAAAGGCAACAGCTAAAGAAATAAAAATAAATGAAGACAGAACAAAGTCATATGAAAAATATAATCAAAAATTAAAAGTTGTTTCTAAAAGTAGAAAAGATACAATAAGTGATGGGCTTGGTAATATTGGTAAGGCATTTGCAGGGAGTAGCATTGTAAATTTTGGTAAAGGTATAGCAACTACAGTTGGAAATTCTTTAGTTTTAACTGCTGCATTTGCAGGTGTAAGTCTATTAGCACAAGCTATGGAAAATTATGCAAATAGAGAAGAAAATGCTTATCAAGCTAGAAAGAAAAATATTCAAGCTTCAAAACAACAAATTAATTCATATGAAAGCCAAAAAGTTCAATTACAAGCACTTGCAGAAGAATATGATAATTTATCTAAAAAAGAAAATAAGTCTAAAGAAGATAATAATAGATTAAATGAACTAAAACAACAGATTGCAAAAATAAAACCAGATGCAGTTATAGGAACAGATGAAAATGGTATACCTATTTTAAAAGGTCAGGTTACTGATTTAATTGCTGAAATAGATAGAGCTATCAATGCAAAAGAAAGATTGATGTCCTATGATAAACATGATAATGCGAAAACTGCTGCTAAAAAATTAAATTCTCCAAGTAAAGATGTAAATAAAACTTTAGAAGAAAGAATGAGAGAAAGTGAAACTGGTAAGCTTGTAAAAATAGAAGAAGATTATACAGCAGAAGTTGAAAAGAATAAAAAAAGACAAGAAAAAGCAATCGAGAAATATAATAATTCAACTGGCAGAGCAAGAGATAAAGCCAGAAATGAATTAATGTCAGCTAAAGCAGAAGAAGAAAAAATATATTTCAAATATGATGAAATGTATAGAAATCAAGTAGATAAAATTCAAGGGTATTCAAAAGAAATAGGAGATGGAATATTTTCTAACATTAAGAATAAAACTCTTTATAGTGGATTAGAAGGCAATGATAAGTCTAATTTTGCTGGACTTGAAAGTTTATTTGATTTTAGTGAAGTTACACCAGATACTCTAGTAGACACAGAACAGGCAGTCAACAAATTGCTTACTGCTGTTAGAAGTGGGAAAGTTGATGTAGGAGATTTATCTAAAACTCTTAAAGATGCAAATGAAGAATTTGCTAGAACACAAGATATAGAAAAATATAATCAAACAATAGATAAAACAGCTAAGAGTATAGCTAAAGCAACTAACACAGATGCTAATATATGGGAAAATTTATTTGGGCAAGTAAATCCAAATGGAATTAAAGATATGACATCTATAAATACATTATTAGCTAAGTTTGGTAAAACAAAACTAGATTTAGCAAATGGTGATAAACTTGCAATGCAACTCCAAAATCAATTTGATAGTATTCAGAATATATTAGATACAACAACAATAACTGGAGATGTAAAAGTTGATGCAAATATATTAACTGACATTAAGAATACTAAAGAAGTTCCTAGTCAAGTTAAAGGCATGATAGATGCTCTATTAGGAACAGGGGCAAGTTCTACTGATGTATTAAAATTCACTATGGATGTATTAATGGAATTACAGACTGGTGACCCAGATATAACTAAACTTCAAAATGATTTAGATAATAAATTTGGAAAAGGTAAGTTTACTATAACTCCAGAAATACTTTTAAGTAATGATTCAGGTCAAGCTAATGCAGAACAAATAATAAGTAGTTTAAAGCAAAGATATGAGGAGCTTCCAGAAGAAGTAATCACAGTCATAAAAGCTAATCCAACTACAACATTAGAAGAAGCTGATTCAGTAAAAAGAATTTATGATAAATTTCCAAAAGAAGTAAAAACTATCATAAAAGAAGAAGGAGCAGACGAAGGTGGTAGAAAAATATTAGATTTAACATCTAAGTATGCCGAAGTACCTTCTGAACTCAAAACTAAATTAGAAGCTGATGGAGTTGGACTAGAAAAAGCTGTTGAAGTATCAGAGATATATAAGAAAGTACCTGCGGAACTTAAAACATATTTTATAGCAGAAGCGGGAGAGGCTTTGTATAATTCTGTTAATTTAAAAGATGCCTTAGAACATATACCTGATGAGAAAATTACAGAAATATATTTGAAGCAAAATGATGGTAAATTAGGGGTTCAGGATTTAATAACATCATTGGATAAAATTCCTTTAGATAAGGATGTAAGAATAAATATATACAAAGCCTTATCTGATGGAGATATAGATGCTTTAGGCAAAGCTATTGAAAGTTTACCACCAGATAAACGAGTAGAAATAATTGCTGAAATAGAAAAAGCTAAAGATGATATTGAGACTATTAGTTCTTCTGAAATAGCAAATAAAATTTTTACTATAGAGGTTAAAGACTTAGCATCAGATGCTATTGAATGGATTCAAAAAAAATTAAAAGAAATAAATGGCGATAAAGATAAGAAAGACCCTGTTAAAGAAGCTAAAAAAGCTACTAAAGAAGCTTTAAAAGACAAGCAGAATCCTAAAGGATATGCATTTTCAAAAGATAAAGAAGCAGAAAAACTTGTAGATGATATATTAAATACACCTCCAACAAAACAAATTGAACTTAAGTTAAAGAAAAATGAAGAGCTTAGAAATACTTTAAATTCATTTAAACAGCTTGAAGGAAGAAATGATGTAAAATTAAAATTAGAATCATCAGGTATTGAGACTGAACAAGTTAAAATTTTTGCTGATATAGTAAAAAATCTTCCAACAAATTCAACTTTTACTAATAAATTTATAACTGATAATGTTGATAGTTTAAAAAATCTAAAGGACTATGAAGCCGTACAAAAATGGCTTATGGATAATCCAACTATAGCTATGGATTATAGCATAAATTTAAATGGTTTAGATGATTTTGATAAAATGAAATCTATATATGATGGATTAGAAGACAAAAAAGATAAAAAAGTATTTGCCGAAGTTATAATTAAAAATCCAGAAAAGGCTGAAGCATTTCAAAAACTATATGATAATGTTCCAGAAGAAACAAAAAGTAAGGTTGTTAGCTTTGCTGTAGAAAATGCAGATGAGCTTGAGAGAGCTACAAAACTATATGAATCAACACCAGATGAACAAAAAAATCAAGTTCTTAATTTTATGTTAAATAATGAAGATAAGTTATATTTAATAGAACAACTTTATAATGATTTCCCTGAAAGCAAAGACATTATAGCTAATCTTATAGTAAATAATCCAGATGCATTAGATGAAGTTGAGAATTTAAATGCTTTAGACCTAGACAAAGACGTAAAAATAAATATAATAAAATCACTAACTAATGGAGATATTAATTCATTAATTGCTGAAATAGAAAAATTACCTCCTGAAAAACAAGTTGAAGTAATTGCAGCTATTGAAGGAGCTATTGAGGGCATAGATAGTGTTGATAAAAAAACAATAAAAGACAAGTGGGCTAAACTTAAAGCGAATAATTCTGCTGCTTTAGAAACAATTCGTCAAACTGAAAATAAAAAACTAAGTGATAAGAGTTTTACAATAACAGCACATCTTCGTACAGTAGGGACTCTAGGAGGAATTGCTTCTCAATTTGCAAATAATATATTAGGTGGATTAAAGAGTGATAGAAAAAGTGTGCAATCCATAAATTCTATAGAAACTCCACAAGCAATTCCAGCTAATCTATCAGCCCAACCTAGAACATCAGAACCAGCACCAATAAATGACGAAACTCCTGTAACAAAACCATCTTTATTCTCAAGAACAGTATCAAGAGCCACATCTCCAATTAAAACTCTTACAGAGAAATTCTCTCGTATAACTAAAACTCCTAAAATAGCATTAGATACAAAATCTATTGATGCAGCAGTAAAATATAGCATTGAGTTACTAAAAGAATTAGAAAATGCGATATCTAAAGTTACAGATAGAATATCTCTTTTAGATAAGAAAATGAAATATTCAAGTGGAAAAGATAAACTTAAATATCTTGAAGAACAAAACGCTTTATATAAAGAAGAACTAACATTGTTAGACCAAAAAGATAAGGCACTTAATACTCAAAAGAATAGACTAAAAGATAGACTTAAAAAAGATTATAAGTACACTTTTTCAGATGATGATAACTTAACTAGTTATGAAGAAAAATTAATATCATTAGAAAAAGAATTAGAGAAATTAGATAAGCAATCAGAGAGCGACAAAGGTAGTAAAAAGAGTGAAGAACGTAAGAAGAAAATAGAAGAAGAAAAAAAGGTTGTTGAAGAATATTTAAAGATTGCTTTTACTGAGATACCGAAAGTTGCAGATGCTCAACAAGAAGTAACAAATTCTCTTATAGAATCAACTAGAGCAGCAGAGGAATTTAAAAAAGAATTAAAAGAGATTGCTAGGGAAGCGGATTTAACCTCAGCACAAAAACATGTTACTGAGATACAAAATGAAATAGACTTAATAGACATTCTTATGAAAAATGCTGAAGGAGATGAAAAGTTAGACTTAATTGAAAAGAAAAAAGAATTATTAGCCAAACAAGCTAAGGAAATTAAAGATGTTATTAAAGTCTATGAAGATACTGCAAAAGAGTTAAGAGAAGGGTTATCAAAAGAAGGGTTTGAATTTTCTGCTGATGGTAAAGATATAAAGAATTATGGGCAACAATTAGAGTTTCTAAAAAATAACAAAGATGCAGATAAATATAAAGAAATAGAAGAAAATGCTAAAAAATATTTAGATTTACTTCTTAAAGATTTACCTGATGCTAATAATCAAATTAAGCAAAATAAAGAAGAAATAGAAAATTTAAATAAAGAGATTCAAGATGCTTATAAAGAACAGCTCAAAGAAGCTCAAAGTCTACAAGAGAAAATTAGAGACATGTATAAAAAAGAGCTTGAAGAGAGACTTAAAGAAATAGATAAAGAAACTAAAGCTAAAATTGATTCTCTTAAAAAGCAACAAGATGCTTACAATGATTCAAGAAAAGAAGCCAAATATAAAGATGATTATGAAGAACAACAAGATGTAATAAGTGATTTAGAAAAGCAAATAGCAATAGCTGAAAGAGATAGTTCTTTAAGTGGTCAGAAGAAACTTAAAGATTTACAAAAACAATTAAAAGAAGAACAGAAGAAATTACAGGATTTAGTACAAGACCATGTGGACGACCAAGTCAATGATATGTATGATAAGGAGTCTGACAGACTACAAGAAGAAGCAGATAAATTAAAAGAAGAGTTAGAGAAAAAATACTCAGATGAAAATTTAGTTGATTTAATTAATGAAGCAATTTCAAGTGGTAAATTTGTAGGTCTTGATGGAGAGGTTAAGAAACTTCAAGATGCTATTATTGAATACATAAATAAATATGAAGATGGTATGTTGGCAATGGGTTCTGTCACTAAGCAGGAATGGCTCGATAGATTAAAAGAAGGTAAAGATACATTAGAAGATATTAATGACATATTGGATGAATTAGATTTAAGTAAATTTGCTATGCCTAATTATAATCCTCCTTCAAATTCTCGTTCAAGAAGTACATCTCCAATATCAGCAGTTAATTATAATTCACCATTTGTTGTTGTACAAGGGAATGTAACTAAAGATGTAATGCCTGAATTTGAAAAGAAGATGAGGAAAATGATTGAAGAAAATAACAAAAAAATTATTTCTAATACTAGGTCTTAATATATGTAATTGGTCTTTATTTATTATTCACTCATTTACTTACGTTTTATAATTTATAGTCAGATTTTTTTTGAAAATATATATTTATCTAATAAAAAATATTGTTTATAAAAAACGTATTTATGATATAATAGTAATATAAATGATATAAATTTATATCATAAAGACATAAAAAAAAGAGACTACAAACTATTTGCACTAGGATGTCTCTTCATAAATAAGCATTGCAAATTAATTGGAAGAAGAATCACCTGAACTGGCATTCGGGTGATTCTTAATTTTTTGCAACGTTTTCTTAAACTCATCTATTTCTTTAAGAAGTCTATTCAAACTCTGAACCAATTTTATCAAACTGATTATTATAGTTGTAAGAAATGTTATTATCGTTAGCAAACAAATTAAATATTTCATAATATCATATCACCTCCCATCTTGATATGACATGGGAAGGCTTATGTACATGAAGATTCACCCTAATAGTTTTTTTATGTAGTCTCTAAAAATATTATACCATAAATTACCAATATGTTAAATTTAATATTATATTGACGACAGCAGTAGAATAAAGATATAATACAGATAACAGAAAATTTAAAAATTTTACACAAGAATTACTACTTATCTATTGCCACCTTAAACAAGTGGCTCTTTTTATACTAAAATAAATTATTATAGTTAAATTTATTGATGTATTTATATATTAATTAATTGATAAATATTAATGGTTATGTTATAATTTATATATACTATTAGGAGGTGTTATTATGTTGAACAATAGAGATTTACTGATGGCTAATATGTTGAATACTATAGTTCCTATTTCTCGATTCAACAAAGGGGAAGCAAATAAAATATTTGATGAAGTAAAAAAATCTGGAAGTAAAATTGTTGTGAAAAATAATATTCCAACATGTGTTTTGATTACACCTGAAAAGTATGAAGAAATGATAAATGCCATAGAAGACTACAAACTTCTTCTTGAAACAGAAAAAAGAATGAAAAATATAAATGAAGAAGAATTAATATCTCAAAGTGAGCTTATGAAAGATTTGGATATTAGTGAAAAAGACCTTGAAAATATTGAGGTGGATTTTGAATAATGAAATGGAATATTTTTTATACAAAAGATTCACATAAAGATTTAAAAAAATTAGATAATTCTCAAAGAAAACAAGTTTTAAAGGCAATTGAAAAAGTTTCTTATAACCCTCTACCGAGTCCTGATGGATATGGTAAACCATTAGGTAATAAAGGGAATAATAATCTCACAAATTGTTTTAAGATAAAGTTAAGAGGTATTGGAATAAGAGTAGTTTATAATTTAGTAATGGAAAACAATATTATGAGAATAATAGTAATATCAGTCAGAGAAGATAGTTTAGTTTATGACATTGCAAGTGAAAGAGTAAAAGAAATGGCAACTACAACTGAATAAAAATAACTCATCATTAGATGAGTTATTTTTATGTAAAGAAGGTGATAAAATATGCATTTTAATGTGAATCTTAAACAGATAAAATCTGATTACACATTAACCATTCACAAGATGAACAAGTCATTTTTAGGTCAAATCCCAATCAACTTTTTAAATTCTATAAAGCGTGAACTTGGTGGAGTAGATGAAATACAACTGACCATTCCAAAATATATTACAGATAGATTTTTATTTAATAAAATAATAAATCCCATTTTTGAAGAAGTAAAAGAAGAACGTCTTATTTGTCTTAATAATAAAGAGTACTTTGTAATTAAGAATGTTGTAACAACAGATGATAAGTTAAAAGTAGTAACAGCTAAATCTAAAGAAGTTAAACTAGGAAAAATTGATGTGAATATTGAGGACTATGGATTACAGATGTTTACCAAAGATGAAGAAGCATCTATTATATCTCTTAATGATTATTTAAAACAAGAGACAGGCTGGAAACTTGGTTATGTGGATGATTCAATTGCTTATGAAACTGATAGTGAAGGTAATAAGAGAGAAAAGGTAAGATGGCAAGAAAGTATTAATTCTAACTGGTTAGACTATTTTAATAATGAACTAAAAGAACAATTTGAATGTATAGCTGATTTTGATACTTATAATAATTTAGTTAATTTGTATCATATAGATAGTTTTGGAGATAACATTCAGTTATATTTATCTCATGATAACTACATAAAATCACTTGAAAGAACTACAAATAGTGATGATATAGTAACTAGACTGAAGCTTGAAGGTAGTGAAGATATGAATGTAATAGGAGCTACAGTTACAGGATATGATTACATTGAGAATTATTCTTATTTCTTAGACAATAAAGAAATGAGTGAAGAACTTAGTAGAGCTATAAAGAAATACCAAGAAATGAATGAAATAAGAGAGCCAATTTGGAGAGAACTAATAGATACAAAGCTTAAGAAACAAAGAGAACGTGATAGTAAAAGCAACGAATGGCAAATGGTAATAGAGATGATAAGTAAGAAAAAAGATATAAAAAAGACATATGATAATCCACAGCATAAAGATGAAATAAATTCAGCTAAAATAGCAGTAGAGATAAGTGAACTAGAAGATAAAAAAGTCATATTGGATGTTCAAATAAAACATTTAGAAGAAGAAATAGCTAAGTTAGATGAAAGTATAAAAGATATAAATATTCTTTGTAAGAGGGAGACTTCAACTGATGAGGATGGATATTTAATATTTAATGAGGTTCTATTAGATGAATTAAATGAGTTCCTCTACTATGACACTTATACAAATGATGCTTTTTTAAAAGTTGAAGATTTAATAGCAGAAGGTAAAAGGCAATTAAGTTTGAAATGTATTCCAACACGAGAATGGACTCTGGATGTTATAAACTTCTTAGATAGAATTATAGATATTAATTTTAGACAACATTGGAAGGGAGATTTGAGTTTAGGAGATATTATAGTGTTACATAGCAAAGAATCTAAAGAAGAAGAATTAGTATATTTTACATCTTTTACCCAGAATTTAAAAAATGGGAAATTGGATACTTTAGAATTAACTTTAAGTAATAAAAAAATAAAAGAAGATGACAAAAGAACTATAGCTGATTATTTGACTAAAGCTGAACATGCAACAAGAACATTGAACTCTAAAAGACATTTATTTATTCAGCAACAGAAGAAAAGAATTAACCTACCAGATGAATATATTCCTAGGAAAAATATACAAAAGGAGCTGATGTAAATTGATATTGGATAATTCACCAGCAGATTCATGGATTAGAATTACTGGAGTAATTGTTACTTATAACAACACACTTTATCAAGTAGTAGATAAAGAGACAAATAAAAAATATATATACTGGGATGCTGATAATCCAGGGACATTAAAAGTTTCTAATGTAAGATTACCAGAGGGAAACACACAATTTTTAGTAGTTGTAAATGACAATGGAAAGCATACAGAAGTTCCTATAAACTCATCAATATTCAATATATCTTTTGATGGTAATTCAAGAAAAAATACTGAAGAACAAATCTGGGCATTGTATGAAACAGATGAAAAACACAATGAAAAATTTGTAGTTATTGAAAAAGACATAGATGGGATACATCAGACAGTTTTAGAGGTACAAGAAGATGCATCTCATATAAAAGAAAATATGTCTCTTATAGACCAGAGAGCTGAAAATGTAAATATATTAGTAAAAGAAGTTACTAAAAATTTTGGTGGTTCACAAGAAAATATAACATTAAGAGAAAACATAAATAAGTCTATAATTAAGTTAAATGCAGATTTAGGTACATTTAGTTCTAATATGTCTAATTATTTTAATGATAATGAGATTACAGATGAAGAAAAAGAAAAGATTGATATTGAACTTAATTTATTAGATACAGACAAAGCAAGTTTATATACAGAGCTACAAAAACTTATTGATAGAACTACTGGAGTAGACTTAGTAGCAATAAACACTTCAAAAACAGCATTGGATGCAGCAAGTACCAATCTAAACTCTATAATCAATTCAGTTATTTCAGATAGTATAATTACACCTTCAGACAGAATTTTAGCTATAAATGCAAATGCTCAATATAACTTAAAGATAAATGAACTTAAAAATACAGTGGATAGAATTTATATAACAGGTATGGGTGGAAGTATATCAGAAGAATTTTCTCAAATAAATGCTACAGCTAAAGAAATAAAATTAGAAGTAGCTAGAGTAGATGGTGTGACTAAAACTAATGCTGCTGAAATTAAATTAACCAAAGACGATATAACAATGATGGTTACAAGAAATGGCTTAGGTTCAATTGTAGGAATTAAACCTGATAAAATTGAATTTGGATTTAATGATATATCAAATTATGTAGAGATAAGCAGGAGTGGTTTAACAGTAAATCAAGGAGCTATAGCATGTGATATATTAACTACTCCACCTGGCCATGAACCAATAATCAGATTATTTGGAAGTAGCAGGTCTGGATTTGCAATAGATGCAAGAAGGTCTGATGGTTCTAGTCAAGCATCAGCTATAAGATTAAAATATAATAGTAATAATTATTTTTTTGTTGGAGATGGAGGTGCTGCTATATATGTAGATGCGTATGAGAATTATAAATTTGATTTAAATGAAGCAAAATTGGGAGCTAATAAAATAGAGGTTGGTTCTGATGGAAACACAAGAATGGACTTTTCACGTGGACATTTTAGGTTTTATACATCTGCTGACGAAAGGGCTGACAATGGTATTGTTATTTGGAGTGATGGAGCAATATCTTTCATGATTAGAGGAGATGAATGTCACAATTTTGGTAGAAATGGTTCAAAAGTCGGAGGAAGTATAGAAATAAATGGTACGAAATTTGGTATGTCTCCAGTTGATAGTCCTAAATTTCTAATTGAAGACGTTTTATTTGATGTAGAAGTTGAAGAAACTGGTACAATAATAAAATTAAATAATATCTTTGCTCAGAGTATATTAAATTTTGCAGTATTTAGTTCTAATGCTAATTGCAAGGTTGTTGAAAAAGGTGAGGATTATTTTAAAGTAGTTGGATATGCAGGTAAATGTGATTTTAGAATAATAGGTAAAAGAATAGGATACGAACATACATATTACAAAATAATGGGTGGTGAAGAACAACATGGCGATTGGAAAGAGTAAGTTATTAGCAACAGGTCAACAAGTTTATTATTGGAGGATATCAACTGTAAATATATCCTATAGTAATAAAATGGCTCAGATTAAAGTATCAGGATATATTTCAGAGGAAGCAAGAAGAGAAGGTTTAGATGCTGTTGAATATGAAAATATATCTATTTTAGAAGATAATTTTGATAACTATTTTGGAATTAATACACTAGATGCAACAGGTAAAAACCCACTTGAATCAGGATATAACTATTTAAAAGAAAACATAGAAAAATTTAAAGATTCTTTGGATATATAAAGGAGGATAATAATTATGGAAGTAAACATGCAAAGAGCATATACAATAGCTTTAGAAGAAATAAGAGGATTGCAAAATGAATTAATACTTTATAAGGCACTAAATGGACAATTACAAGAAGAGATAAATGAGTTAAGAAAAGAAAAAGTAGAAACTAAACAAAATAAAGAACAATAGGATGTGATACTTTGAAAAATTATGAAATAAAGAATCATACCATAGAGGTCGACTTTAGTAATTATAGAATAAACAAAAGATTACTAGATTATTTTATTTATAATGAAAATGATGTCAAAACAGCTTATATTGAAGCAATATTGAAAAACAAAGATGAAATAATAGATTTATCTGAATATGACAGGGTTTTAGTTAGCATTACAAAATCAGACGGACAAAAAGTTAATGGCGAATGTGAAGTTGTAGATGCTACTAGTGGTGTTGTAGAGATAGAACTTAGCCGACAAGCACTTGCAAGTGTTGGTATAAATACATTCCAACTTTCTCTAGTAAAAGGAAATACTCTTATTAATACTACTAATCTTTATTATCGTGTTGAAGAAGGTATGATTAATGATGATGATTTGACCAGTACAGATGAATATGGAGTTTTATTAGTCTTAATATCTCAAGCAGAAGAAATTATAAAGAATAATAAAGAGCTAACTAAAAGAGTTGAACAACTTGAAATAACTATACTTGGAAATGAAGAAGTTAGAGATAAAGCAGAGCAGATTAGGATTTATAATGAAGATATAAGAAACATACAAGAAGAAGAAAGAGAGTTTAATGAGTTAACACGTCAAAATCAAGAGGCAAATCGTGAAGAATCCATTCAAAATATGCAAATTCAAGTCGATGATAAACTTACAGATTGCCAACTCCAATTAGACGAGATTATAGATGCTAAGTCTGAAGAAATAGATAATATAGTTGATGATAAAATGCTTGATGTTCAAGTTCAGACAGATAAGAAGTTTCAGGACTTAGATACTAGAGCTAATAGTACTTTTGATTTGTATGATAAGACATTTGAAGATAAACTTACAGATAACCAAGAGCAAATTGATTACAAACTTGATGAAGTAAATCAAGCTATATCTGATGTGGAAGATTGTATTGATGAAAGTACTATAAAATTAGATACAAAGATAAAAGAAGTAGATGACAAAATAGTTGAAGTAAATACTGCTAAAACTGATATGACAACTACTGTTAGTAATAAAATAACTGAATTTGAAAATAGGTTTGAAGAATTAGAAAGTCTTGATGCTAGAGGCGAATTAATACAAGCTAGAGAAAGTGTTGATGGAACTGTAAAGGATACTTTAAAAGATAGATTAACATATGATTTTGATAAAGTTAATGAGAAAATAGCTGAGATGACGTCTGCTGCAACTAATGTAGCATTTAGTAAATCTTATGTTGAATCGAATTGGATTGCTGATGGAGAATATTTTAAACTTATAGTTAATCATAATTTAGTTACAGAAAATATATTTGTAGCAATATTAGATGAAGCAACCAAGAAAAGTATGACTAATTCTTATACTATAGTAGATTCTAATACAATAGAGATATTCAATGAACTAGCTATAAATGTAAGAGTAACGGTTGTAAATGGGAATACAAATAAAGAGGTTATACCAAATACAATAAATGATAATATAACAACACTAGATAGTACTTACTCTAGTATTAAAATTAATGCAAAATTTGATGAGAGTCTAACTAAGATAAATGAAAATAAAAGTAATATAGCTACTAATTTAGATAAGATAAATCTAATACAAAGTAAAGTTGGTTCGAGTGAATTAAGTACAGTATCTAAAAATATATCAGATGCGGTAAATGAATTAGATGCTAGTGTTAAAGTTCTTGAATCTGGTGGAAATACAAACGAGCAATTGAAAATATTAAAAGAAAATTATAATAAAATGTCTGTGGAAATACTTAAAATTCTATTTGAATTAGAATTAGATAAGGAAGCTACAGCAGATGAAGCTGGGTATTGGTATGATACCCTATATGATTCTAAAAACATAAGTAATTTAGATGGTTTAAAGCTTAATAAATTTAAGCAACAATTAGAGTTACTTTCAAATAGTGGAACTGTATTATTTAAAAATGTAACAGTTCCTTTTTTATGCAACAAAATAAGATATATTCATGATTTAGGAAGCAACTATAGTGAAACTAAAACAGAAGAATCTTATCAAAAAGGTGATACTGAAATAAAAATAAACAAGTATTCCTACGAAGTGAGATAGGGGGAATTATATGAAAAAGAATAAACTATTACAAAGAGGTTCTTTATTTGGAAACAAAGAATTTAAAATAGAAGAGTTTAATAAAAATTTTGATACTTTTAATGTTAAAGATATATTTACAGATATGGATTCTAGTTCTGTGTTTATAATTAAGGATGATTTAAAGTTATATGCAGCAGGATATAATGTTTTTGGCAATTTAGGACTTGGAAATAAAGTATCACCTATAAGATATTTTTCAAAAATAGATATTGACAATGTTAAGTATGTTTCATCTTCTGGAACTCATTCTCTTTTACTTAAAAATAACGGAGATGTGTATTCTACTGGCTTAAACACAGATGGGGAGTTAGGTTTGGGAGATAATATTGATAGAAATACTTTTACTAAGATAAATATAAGTAATGTAAAACAAATTGCTTGTGGGAATGGCTATTCTATGTTAGTTACAAATGACAACGAGCTTTATGTATGTGGTAATAATAAATTTGGAAGGATAGGCTTAGGAAATACATCTACTGTAAATACATTTACTAAAATTGATAATTTGAGTGTTAAAGAAATATTTGCAGGAGTCAGTTGTTCATATATATTAACTTTAAATAATGAAGTCTATTCAACAGGTACAAATTCCTATGGGCAGTTAGGACTTAATGACACTACTAATAGAAATATTTTTACTAAAGTAAATTTAGATAATGTAATAAAGATTTCTACTGCTCAAGGTGCTGTAAATTTTCTTTTAGAAAATGGAGATGTCTATGGTTGTGGAGATAATTCAAGTGGGCAAGTTGGTGTTGGTGGAGGAGCTACAGTAACAGTCTTAACAAAACTATCTATATCTAATGTAAAAAATATAGAAAGTGGTAGATATCATAAATTTTATATAGCTAATAATAATGATATATATGTAACTGGAGCCAACCCAGATGGGCGTTTAGGAGATAAAATAAATTGTGATACATCAACATATACTCCTAGAAAATCTTCTATTAGTATTAAAAATATAAGTAAAATTAAATGTGCTTATGCTATAAGCTTTATATTAACTAGCAACAATGAATTGTATATGACAGGAAATAACAATTATAGTTTTTCTTATTTAAAAAGATATGATAAATTTATATATGGATTTGAAAAATTTGAGGACTTTGATATTGAAGAATGTAATCATATTGAGTCTATTGATAATAGATTATTAATAAATAAAAATGATGAAAGAGTTTTAGATATAGGGCTTGAAAATAATTTTGTGAATATCTCTTTAGTGAAAGCAAATGACACCTCTACATTTATTGTTGTGAATGGTAATGAACTATACGCAGCAGGATACAACGCTTATGGAGGTTTAGGTTTAGGTCATAATCGTCATTGTTATGAGTTTACTAGAGTGCCATTGGAATTAGAAGAAGGAGTTACTATAAAAGATATATATTTAAATCTAGGCTCATATTTCACGTTTATATTACTAAGTGATAATACATTATATTCAACAGGATATAATGTATTTGGAGTGTTAGGATTAGGGGATAATATTAATAGAAATACTTTTACTAAAGTAAATATTTCTTCTGTTGACAAAATTTCTGTAGGAGATAACCATGCGTTATTAAAAACAACTACTAATGAATTATTTTCAACTGGTTTAAACAATTATGGGCAGTTAGGACTTAATGACGCTACTAATAGAAATATTTTTACTAAAGTAAGTACTGTAACTTATGTAAATGAAATTATTGCATATTCAAATTCTTCATATTACATAGACAATAGCAGAATATCTTATGCAGCAGGATATAATGTTTTTGGCGAATTAAGTCTTAATGATACCTCAAGTAGGAGCGTTTTTGTTAAGATGAGATATTCAAGATATAAAACAGATACAACAGTATCAGATGTATCTAACATTGCTGAAATTATTCCTTTTAATAATGGATGTTTAATTAGAACTACGTCTAATAACTACTATGTTTCTGGGAGACATAATTATTATAGCACAAGTATTAAAATTTCTGTAACTGATGATTATTATTCAAGGTTTGGAGAGTTTGTAGGAAGTAAAAACTCAAATGCAAATGAAGTCGCAGTTTTAATAGATGAACCTAAATTATCAAAAGTTCTGGTTTCTAACTATAATTTATGTTTATTATTAGATGCTAGTGATGGAGGATATAAAGAAATAAAATTCACAGGAAGACCTTCGACTTTTGGAGCTTCATCCCAAGACAAGAATTTAGGTTTAAGAAGTCTTATATCGTCTTCTATGCCTTATTATAATCATTATCTTGGAACAGACAATCTTTTATATACAACAAGTAAAACAAGGATGGAGTCTAAATTTGAAATAAGAGGTAGAAATGCAGGTGGGCAAAGAGGAGACAGTAGTTATTATTCTAATAGTCAAAAATACACATTATCAAATGCTTTTTTTGCATATAATTCACAAGTAATATATGCTAGTGGATTAAGGATAGTAATTAAAGATTATTTTGGGAACATATATTGTTCTGGAGTAAATTCTCATGGCTGTTTTGGCATAAAAAAACCTTATGATGTTAGACATGATGGTTTTGTAAATATATCAAAACAATTTTCTAAAAAATATATCATATCAAATATAAAAGAAATTAAAAGTGATAGACAAGCTTTATATATATTATTAAATAATAGCGAAGGATATGTCTGTGGTAATAATGCTGGTAACAAGTTAGGGACAATTAAAGCTCGGTCTGAATTTATAAAAGTTCCTATAGATAATATAAAAGAATTTATTCCATCGAATGATTGTTTATTTATTCTTACAAATAATAATCAAGTCTATTCAATTGGAACAAATGACTTAGGGCAATTAGGTTTAGGAGATAATATTGATAGGGGTACTTTTACTAAGGTGCCTATTGATAATGTAAAAAAAGTAATAACATGTTACAAATCTTCTTACATTCTAACCTATGACAATGAATTATTTTCAACTGGTTCAAATGGCTATGGTCAATTAGGATTAGGGGATGATATTAATAGAAATACTTTTACTAAAGTAAATATTTCTGGAACAATAAAGGATATATTTTGTGGAAGGTATGTTTTTATTATATTATTGGAGAATGATAATATAATTTCTTTAATGGGTTGTGGAAATAGAAATTACATAAGTTCAAATACAAATTCAAACAGTTTAACTAAAATAAATATTGAAGGATTAACAGACCCATCAACTATATCAAATTTAATGTTGGAAGAAGGCAAAACTATAATTACAATGAAAAATAGAATATTTGTCACAGGATATAACTCATTAGGAGGTTTAGGTGTTGGTACTTCATATAATAATTCATCAG